CCAGGCGAGCCGGTTCGCTACCCAGCTTTCACGCAAGCGCAGCGCGGACGCTATCTCGCGCGTGTCCTTGCCGTGCTTCCACAGCCCGAGAATTGCGCCCTCGCGCGCCAGGTCGGAATGATCCTGTTTCATTCCGCCGGCCGCATAGACCCCCGGCAGCGTTAGCGTTCTCATCGCTTGGCCTCGATATCGGCGCGCAGTGCGTTGACCAGGCCCGACAATTCAGGATCGAACATTTGCGGAGCATCCGCGTTGAATTCGACTTTGGCCGCAATCTTGCGGATGCCGTGCAAAACCGTGGTGTGATCGCGACCGCCGAAGCGCCGGCCGATTTCCGGCAGGCTGCGGCCGGTCAACGTCTTGGCGAGATACATTGCCACTTGCCGCGGGCGGACTAGGTTTGCCGTGCGGCGAGCGGAAGTTAGATCATTCGTTTTGACGCCGAAGGCGGCGCAAACGATTTCCTGAATGTCCTGGATCCGCACCGGCGCCGGCCCGGCGCCCTCGATATAAAACCAAGGCTTTTTCATCGGCGGGAGATGCAGCGGCGGGAATTCCGGCGCCACCACTTCCGCCGGCGGCGCTTCCGGCTCGATCGCCGCCGGCGGCTCGACCGGCGGAGCATTCAGGGCCGCAGCACGCGCCGCGATTTTTTCGTAGAAGGCGCGGCGCCGGTTATAGGCCCGCATTTCTGTTTCGGTAGGAGCCGCGACCGTCATTGCACGCCCCCAACCGCCGCGAAAGTTTCAGGATCGACCCTCACCGCACAGCAAGCGAGCCACGCGCTCAAGGCGAGCAATTTGCTCGCTGTATAAATTCGCATCCGCCGACGCATTCATTGCCCCTACTAGAGTTTGATACTTTGCCGCCAAAGCTTGCGCGTCGTTGCGCGCCTTCACTATTTCCGCCGCCCTGCGGACATCGCGCGCCGCATGATGATCCGGATTGTCGATCGCCCCGTACCAGAGGCTTTTCACCGTCCGGTAAGAGACTGTTTCCTTTTCAGTGCCCAACAGCTTTTTGACTTCGCGCGGCACTCGCGCGAGCCAACTTTCTTTCGTGTCACCCCAGGCCCGCGGGCCTGCAATCAGGGCAATTTCGGTACGCATGCAAAAAACTCCGGAACGCTTTTCCAACATTTGGAAACCTCATGTTTTGAAATCGGGACATGAGAGACGCAGACAACGAGAACGAACCCCTACCCTTTCAGACGCTTGCGGCTGCAACCGCGCGCGTCCTAACGCAGACCAGAAAACAGAATGAAGAAGGCGCCGAGGATCGACGCGGCAGTGAGCAGCAGGAACAGCACGCAGAACCCAACCGCGAATATGTCGAGCAGCGTTTGCGCGAGCTTTCCGCTTTCGAACGCCGAGCGCGCGGACATCAGAAACCGCGTTGAAGCGCTACTGAAACGTTTCATGGAACGAGATATTGGATCGGCGCTGGTACCGCGTGCGCCGCTAGCGGGCCTGTCAGAGCTCACGCCCCCGAGCCTGACAGGCCCGCGACAATAAGAGCGCCCGGCCGCTGCATCACCTGGGGAAACAGGCAGCGAAGATGCAGCGACCGAGCGAGCCGCCGAGGACCCCCGTCCGGCGGATTGCGAAAACTCAGAAGCAGGAGAAAAGCGGATCATCACGGCATGCCCCAAAGGTCATTTGGAGCGGACAAGCCGAGGTCCCGCAGAGCGCCTTGCAAAATGGTGAATGTTCGCGCGGGGAAGCGCTTGCGGACTTTCCACATCGGCACGGCCGAAACGCTGGCGCGGCAAGTCAATTCGGCGACCCGCTTTTGCCCGCCTAGCGCGGCAATAACGTCATCAACGGTTTCAAGATTTTGCTTCATGCCCGAAAGATAATAACAGTTTGTTATTATTGTCAAGCATAACACCTTGGAATTTGAACTATTGCAAATTGTTCTTAAAGCTCAGAGCTATGGGAAAAAGTGATTATCCGTTTTCGGAACAGGGCCGGCGCCTTCGTTGGCTGCGCCAGGCCGAGCGGATTCCGACCGCCACCGCCTTCGCCGCCTTGGTAGGCTGGCAGCAAGCCGGAATGAGCCAATTCGAAAGCGGCAAACGCCGCGTTCCGATGGATAAGGCAATGCAGCTCCGGGCGAAGATACCCGGCTTTGATCCGCTTTGGTTATGGGAAGGCGATAAGCGCGGCCTCTCCTACGATCTCCGCGTTCGGATCGAAGCGGAGGAAGCGAAGGAGCCCCAGGTGCCGCCCGCGGCCAAACGATCAGCCAGCGGCAAACGGTAGGACGTTCGTTGCCCGCTGGACTGCTTTGGGCGCGTCCTCGAGCATGAACGTATCCAGAAGCTCCCTAACCGCCTCCACGATCAATTTTGCGTCGGTGACATCTTCCGGCAATTGACTTGCTAGCATCATCGCTTGGCGCCGATGCCAGTTATTCGGACGTTCCATTTAGCCCCACCCGCGTCATCTAACGGACATGAAATCGGCTCATATGCGGCGCTGGTCAATTCTTGGGCGCCCAAAATGGGCGAAAAAAGTTCCTATATCGTCAGGCTGATTGCGCGGCGCGCTTTATCAGCAACATGCACTTATCAATGTACTCATCGAGCGCCGCGCTCGCCTCGGTCAACTGAGCCCCGATCAGGTGAAATTTGCTGCCCTTGCGCGCAACGATGCCGTGTTTTTCGAGGGCATCTAGCTTGCGTTGCGCGGTAGCGCGCGGAATGTCGAGGAACCGGCCTATTTCAGTAGCGTTTTTTGGCCTGCCGTTCGAGGCGCCAATCAGGATCGCGTAACACAGCAAAATGTAATCCAGGTCGCCGTTAAGATGTTCCTTTTGCTGGTCGCCAAAGTGGCGCCGCCCGCCGTGAATCGTTTTCAGCAGATCAATAACAAGCCGGCCGATTATGGCCCGTTCTTTAGCCCTGTAAATTGCAGCGCGGCTCATCCGGACCAATGCCTGCCGCATTGGCGCGGACGAAAATTATTCCTCTGAGGGTCCGGAAATAGTCGCAATCTAGAATAGTTCAACTCACAAAGTTTTCATCACAGCATAAACTTCCAAATATAACATTATGTTATGTTTACTGCTTCACGTCCCTTTACATAATAACAAGGTGTTATAATATCTTCTCCATCGAAACGCCGATGGGGAAACACGGCAATGTCCAACTACCGCCGCCACGATGAAAGCCCGACCGAATATGCCGAGCGCGTAGAGCGCGCCGAGGCCGAGGCGAGCCGCTGGTTTAACGACCTCGCCGCCGAGCAGATTGCGATTTTCAACGAACGCATGGCCGTTGCCCGCGCTTACCGCGGCGCCCCGAAATGGGATCGCATGAAGGCCGCCGCCGATCGCGAGTTTAAGCGGACCACCGTGGACGCTTCGCGCGTCGCCGGCCTGGTGTTGGCCGACATGATGACCGCCGGCGAAGTCTCCGAAGCCACTTCCTACGCCTTCGATGAGGCGAAGGTTTCGCACGCGATGCAGCAGGCCGCGGAGTAAGGGCGATGCCGATTGGAAATTGCGATTGCTGCGACCGGGTAAACGTCCCCGGTCATGTCGTGAACTGCGCCGGCGAGCCATTCGCTTGCTACCTCTGCCAAGGCGACAACGAGCCCGACCCGTATTGCGAGCTTGAAGAACCCTGCGACGAGTGCCGCGGCGACGGCGGACACGCCTACCCGGTCGACATCGACCGCCGCGACGGATCGCTGATCGAGCGTTGGCGCCCTTGCGACGCCTGCGAAGCAACCGGATCCGTTCCGATCATTTGCCAGCCGATCGACATGGACGACTTGGACGCGATCGGCGCCGGCGCCTAACCCCTCACCCCCAGGAGAACCCGCAATGTCTGCCGTTGTTGAAATGACCCCCGAGCCGAAGCCGCGCCGCAGCGTTGCGATTTCGGTTGCCCCTACCCCGCTCGACATCGTGCAAGGCGCGCTGAAAAGCGGCAACGTCGAAATGTACCGCGAAGCCGTCGCGCTGTTCAAAGAACTGGAAGGCATGGCCGCGCGCAAGGCGTTCGACAATGCCGTGGCCGACGCAAAGGCGGAAATCCCGGTCATCCGGAAAAATCGCGCCGTCGATTTCACGACCTCAAAGGGCCGGACGAACTACCGTTTCGAGGACTTGGCCGAAATCGCGCGCACCGTTGACCCGATCTTAGGCAAATTTGGCTTGTCCTATCGCTTCCGCGTGACGTCGAACGTTAACGAGCCCGTCACCGTGACGTGCATCCTTTCGCAACGGGAAGGCCATTTCGAGGAGACGACGCTTTCCGCCGGCCGGGACGACAGCGGCAACAAGAACGCCATTCAGGGCATCGGCTCGACCGTCACCTATTTGCAGCGGTACACCTTGAAGGCCGCGCTTGGCCTCGCCGTAGCGCATGACGACGACGGCCGCACCAGCGAACAGAGCGCCGAGCCCGAGACGTACACCCCGCCGGCCGGTTCGATCACCCAGGACCAGGTTGATTTCATCCGCGACGCGCTCGCCGAGAAGGGCGCCAGCGTTGCCGCCTTCCTGCAATGGGCCGGCAAAAAGCGGATCGAGGATATTCCCGCCGGCAAATACGCCGCCAGCGTCAACGCGATTGCGAATTACAAGCCCGCCAAATGATCGACCTCGAACTTTTCGCCCTCGTTTTCGGCGGGATCGTTGCCGGCGACCTGGTTATGGCTGCGATCCGCTATTTGAAAGGTACCCTCTAAATGAACGCCCTCGTTTCAATCGACGTCGCCACCTTGACGCCCGCTACCGTTTTCGCGCCGGGAGGCGTTGAAGGCATCCTTTCCAAGATCGAGGCCGAAGTTTTAGCCGAGGTTTTCACGCTCGACACCGCCGAAGGCCGCGAGCGCATCAAATCCGTTGCCTACAAGGTCGCGCGCTCGAAAACCGCGCTTGACGACATGGGCAAAGAGCTTGTCGCCGGCATCAAGGCCCAGGCCGCCGCGATCGACGCCGACCGCCGCACGATCCGCGACCGCCTGGACGCCCTTAAAGAGCGCGTCCGCGGCCCGCTCACCGCATGGGAGGACGCCGAGGAAAAGCGCGTTGGCGACAATGAGGCCGCGCTTGTGGCGATCATCGAAACGGCCCGGCAGTCCGCCGGCAAGGCGCCCGGTCTGATCCGCGAATTGATTACCATCATTGAGGGCTATTCCGGCCGCGACTGGCAGGAATTCGCCGAGCGCGCCGGCGCAGCCATCGCCGAGGCCCGCGAGAAGCTTGCCGCCGAACTGGAAACCGCCGAGCAGCGCGAGCGCGACGCGGCCGAGCTCGCCGAGCTTCGCCGGTTGAAGGCCGAGCGCGACGCCCGCGACGAGGCCGAGCGCGAGGCGAAATGGAAGGCCGAGCGCGAAGCCCATGAGGCCGCGCGCCTCGCCGAGCAGGAGCGCATCCGCGCCGAGCAGCAGGCCAAGCGCGACCAGGAGCAAGCCGAACGCGCGAAGCGCCAGGCCGAGGAAGCCGCCGCCCGCGCCGTTGAGGCCGAGCGCGTCCGCGTCGCCGCGGAGAAGGCAAAGCAGGAGCTCGCCGAGCGCAAGCGCCAGGAGAACAAGCGCAACCGGGAGAAGGTTCAGAAAGAAATCTTCGCCGCCTTGACGGCATGTTTCCCGGACGACGCTCCGACCCACGTCGACCGCATCATTGAGGCCATTTCAACCGGCCTGATCCCGCACGTTTCAATCACCTACTGAGGCAACCACAGTGCAGATTTTTACCGACATCGAACAGAACTCGCCGGAATGGTTGCAGGCCCGCGCCGGCATCCCGACCGCTTCGCGCTTCGCAACCGTCTTGGCGAAAGGCAAGGACGGCGGAACGTCGCTGACCCGCCGCGAATACATGATGAAGGTTGCCGGGGAAATTCTCACCGGCCAGCCCGCGGAGAGCTTTTCCAACGAGCACACCGAGCGCGGGCACACGATGGAGGCCGAGGCCCGCGATTTGTACGCCTTCCAGACCGGCGCCGCGCTCGATCGCGTGGCGTTCATCAGGAACGGCCGCGCCGGCTGTTCGCCGGATAGCCTGATAGGCGCGGACGGCGGCGCCGAAATCAAAACCAAGCTTCCGCATCTGTTGATCCCCATCATTCTAAGGGACGAATTTCCGCCCGAGCATAAGGCCCAGGTTCAGGGAACGCTTTGGATCAGCAAACGCGCCTGGTGGGACATCGCCATTTATTGGCCCGGCATGCCGCTTTTCGTTAAGCGAGCCTATCGGGACGAGCCCTATATTCAGCGGCTTGCAACCGAAGTCGACCGGTTCAACGCCGATCTAGACGACGTTGTTTCGCAGATCCGGCGCCGCGGCGAGGCCGTCGCAGCATGACCGACCGCGCGGACCTCACGCTTTCATCGCCGGCGCAGCGCGCGACGGCGCACCGCTGGATTGATGGCCTGCCGGTGGGAACGCGCGTCACGTTCAAGGGACCAAAGCGCACCCTCGAACAGAATGATCGTATGTGGGCGATGCTAACGGACATCGCGCGGCAAAAGACGCTCAACGGCCGGAAGTGGAAACGCGACCAATGGAAGGTCATTTTTATGACCGCCTGCGGTCGCGAAACGCAATTCATCCCCGACCTGGACGGCAAGTTTATCCCTTACGGGCAATCGAGCAGCGACCTTTCCGCAAAGGAAATGTCGGACCTGATTGATTTCATGTTCGGCTGGGGCGCCGAGAACGATGTTCGATGGACTGACCCGGCCATTGCGGACCCCGCGCGGGAAAACGCCGCATGATGGACTTTCAGCGCGCCACCTATGAGGCAACCGCCTTTCTAGGCCCGATCGCCAGCGCCTTACTCGCCGGCTTTGCCGTCATCATTTTCGGCGACGTCTATCTGACGCCCGCCGGCGCCCGCTACCTCGAGCAGATCGACCAGGAGAGCGCATGAGCTTGCGCGGCGAGAAGCGAACCGAGTTTCCGCAGAGCGTTCGGAAGAAGGCTTTCGCGCGTTGCTGCATCAACGGGACCATTCCAGGCGTCCCGCAGTGTGAGACGTGCGGCATTCAGATCAGCCCGCGAACCGGCATCATTTACGAACACGACCAGGCGGACGGGCTAGGCGGAGAGCCGACCTTGGAAAATTGCAAGGTCCATTGCTCGAACTGCGCCGACGTCAAGACCCACACCGAGGACAATCCGCGCATGCGGAAGGCCGATCGGGTGTTGAAAAAGAATTTCGGCCTTGAGCGCGACCGGCGCCCAAAGCTGCAATCTCGCGGTTTCCAGCAAGCCGCGCCACAGCGTACCGCGTCCCGACCAACCACAAAATTCAGAGGCTTCTAAATGTCAAAAAAACAGAACGACCGCGCAACCCACGTAGACGTCATCGAAGTTCATGAGGCCCTGAAAAGCCTGATTGACATCATCGAAACCGGGCCGGACGGAAAAGGCGTCCTTTGCCGCTACAAAGGCAACGACGACGATCACACCGTGGCGCAAAGGCTCAAGGTATCGGCC